CGGGGGTCTGTGACTACCAACTGGGGCGTGAATCGACCGTCCACTGCGAGCATAACCGACGTGTTGAACGCCGACATGGTGGGCTTTGCCGGAGTGAACCGATTTCAGGCGTCCGACTTTGAGTATCGCGCAAACGGCGCGACTGCCACTAGCACGGCGTTTCCATCGGACACTCCCGACCCAGGCGATCTGTTCGTTATGTCTGATGGCTCGTCATACCACTCCGATGCCCGCCTCGCCTTCTATTCGATTGGAGAGTCGATTGACCTTGCCCTACTAGACAATCGTGTATCAGCATTAATAACAGCAATCCAGAACAGCGTTTAGGTGTATAACATAGTATACCTAATGGAGATATTAATATGAAATACCTACTCCTTATACCCATGATCTTTTTTGTGGGTTGTTGCGATCCCACATTTTGCTCTATAAAAAACGAAGACATTAACAATATGTACGCTTCCTACGTAGAAGAATGGAAGCAAGATTGCTCAAAGGCTTTTGACAAAGCAGAAAAAGAAATATTTGTCAATAACCCAGAACCATTACCGGATGATGGTACTGACCCAGATCCCAAAAAGTGTATTTGCAAGGGAACGGGTATAATAGTTCAAGGAGATGGTCACAAAACAGCTTGTCCTTATCACGGTAACAATTAATAAAGGTAAATTCATGAATGCAGCATATCTAATCTATGGTTCTATAGGATTAGGAGTATTGATTCTGCTCTCCAATTTTATAGATTTCCCATACTTAATTTCAACATTATTCTTTTCAAATACACCCAAACCATCACCAACAGTGAAGACCAATAAACAAAAAGAATTCTTAGAAATTGTTGGCTTATGGTATCAATTAAAAGAAAAGTGCGATGCTTTTGATTTAGAAGTAGCATCAACAAAACTAGACGAAGTATTTCCACTACTAAATGGGGTGTTAGAAGATGAAGTCCATTCTTAATTTGAAAAACCTATTAGCGATAGGTCTAATAGTTTTTGGTATAACTCTTGCATGGCAAAACCAAACCAATACTATTATTGATGATGAAGAAATTGCTATTCTAGAAATAGAAGAACCCACTGAAGCAATAATGGAACTGGTAAAACCTGTCGCGGATTTAGTTACAGATCCAACAGATAGGGCCAAGCTTGCTATATTTAATCAAGAGTTTGCGACAAGAATTAAAGATTATAATGCAGATAACCAACAAACCAATGATGTATACGTTTTAGCCGCTAATCATTTTTTCAACAATGAATTAAATGACAAATATAACGGACTAGATGAAGGCATTATCAAACTTTTAAGATCAAGCATAGGTGACGAAAATCACGTATTGACTGACGATGAAAAGCTTGATATATCCTTAAAGTTTACCGGTTTAGCTTGGGCCTTAATACAGAAACAATAATATGATCAATTTAAGAGAAATTAGAGATATAGTCTATCAAATTTTTTCTAAGTCTGGTTATTCTGTTAACAATATAAACATTCAATTTCCCCAGCCATTGAGCATAATGGCAACTCAAAATGGGGATGAAGTTTCACTAGACTTTCAAGACAAATCTCCAAAAATAACTTGGACTAGATTTATCAGTTTGTCTGCTTATGTCAATGGTTTAGCGTTAGGTAAAGACGGCGGAACCATTAAAATAAAATATTTACCAGACATAGACTTTGACTATGATAGCACCAACGAATTAAGTTTTGGTCAAATGTTTGATTTTTCAGACATAGAAGCCGATATATCTAGCCAGTATTCGGATGAAGCTAGGCAAAAATTAGCCCAACGATGTTTGCAATACGGGGCCGAATGGGCTACAATAGCTAGTCAAAGCTCTTGTTTTACACAGGCAAATAAAGCCGAACAAGAAGTATTGAAATCACAATGCAAAAACTTTATAAGAGACAATGTTGCTAATGAAGAACGCTATGGATCGGCAATACTAACATTTATTTTATTGTATGTGTTATTGCCCGTAGTGCTAAAGTTTATAGTCGAAAGACTCTTCAAAAAATTATTCAATTAATACTGTTGTAAGTTAGTAGGGAGTGTTAAATGTCGATAAAATCTTTGATGAACTATACCTTTGTATCTAAATATGCTAGATGGATACCAGAAAAGAAAAGAAGAGAAACATGGCATGAGGCAGTCGATAGAGTAAAGCAAATGATGGTTGACGCATATGTTAACCCAGAAGATGCAAATCACGCCGAAATCAATAACGCCATCTCTACAGCATATGAAGATATGAAAAAGAAGAGGATTCTTGGTTCGCAAAGAGCATTACAATTCGGCGGTTCACCAATCTTTAAACATAACGCCCGCATATACAATTGCATCGCTTCTTATATTGATAGGGTGAGATTCTTTCAAGAGTGTATGTATCTATTATTGTGCGGTTGTGGAACCGGCTTCTCGGTGCAACGCCACCATATAGATAAGATGCCACCAATCATCAAAGAAAAGAACGGCTCTAAAAAATTTATCATAGATGATTCTATCGAAGGTTGGTCAGACGCAATCGGTGTTCTTGTATCAAGTTATTTTGAGGGTTGTGATCTTTTCCCAGAATATAGTGGAAAAAATGTCACATTTGATTATTCAAAGATTCGTCCAGCGGGTGCGTATTTAAAATCAAGTGGCGGTAAAGCTCCAGGCCCAGAACCACTAAAGAAAGCTTTGAACAATATTAAAAAGGTATTGGATGGAGCAATAAAGTCTGGTCGCGGCAAGATCAAGCCCATTGAAGCTTACGATATAGTTATGTATAGTGCCGACGCTGTTATCAGTGGTGGCGTTCGTCGTAGTGCTACTATTTGTGTATTCTCTGCCGATGACGAGGAAATGGCAAAGGCTAAAACCGGCAGTTGGTTTATTGATAATCCGCAACGCGGTAGATCAAACAATTCAGCCATGCTTATACGCGACGAAACAACAAAAGAACAATTTGCTGAGTTAATGAATTCTGTTAAGGAGTTTGGTGAGCCAGGATTTGTTTGGTCAGATTCAAAAGAATTAATTGTTAATCCATGCGTAGAAATTGGTATGTGGCCCGTAGATGAAACTACTGGTGAAACTGGCTGGCAGGCTTGTAACCTTTCAACCATCAACTGTGCGAAAGTAAAAACTGAAGAAGATTTTTATGAAGCTTGTGCTTCTGCCGCAATTATAGGCACCCTTCAAGCAGGGTTTACAAAGTTCCCTTATCTTGGCGAAGTTTCTGAACGCATTATCAGTAGAGAAGCATTATTAGGAGTATCTATGACAGGTATCATGGAAAAGCATGAAATTTGTCTAGATCCAAATATTCAGAAAAAGGGGGCTAAAATTGTAAAGGATATCAATGCTAAGATAGCAAAACTTATTGGTATCAATCAAGCCGCTAGAACAACGTGCGTTAAGCCAGAAGGCACATCAAGTTGTATTTTAGGAACTTCTTCTGGTATTCATCCTCACCACGCAAAGAGGTATATACGAAGAGTACAAGCCAATAAGATGGAACCGATCTACCAGTATTTTAGAGAGCAAAATCCACGGGCTTGTGAAGAAAGCGTATGGTCAAATAATGATTCCGATGACGTTGTAGCATTTTGCGTAGAGGTACCAGATGGATCTAAGATAAAGAACCAAGTAGATGCTATAGAGCTTTTAAAGTATGTTAAAAGCACTCAGCAGAATTGGGTTATAACAGGTACAAATAAAAATCTATGTACACAACCCTGGTTAGTTCATAATGTTTCCAACACTATTAATGTTAAACCAGAAGAGTGGGATGCTGTGACTGATTTTATCTATAGCAATCGCAAGTATTTCTGTGGCGTTTCGTTACTCCCAATCGCTGGGGACAAAGATTACGCACAAGCACCATTTACAACCGTATATTTACCAAGTGAACAAATTCAACATTATGGTGATGCCGCCGTGTTCGTGAGTGGTTTAATAGAAGTCGGCCTTCAATTATATGATGATAATTTATGGGCCGCGTGTGACAGTCTTTTAGGCTTTGGTCAAAAAATAAAGGGAACAGAAAAGAAAGCCTATCTTGAAAGATGTCAAAGATTCGCAGATAAGTACATGAACGGCGACCTAAAGCAATTAACATATTGCATGAAAGATGTTTATAATTGGAAAGATTGGCTCGACATGAACCGCGAGTATAAGGAAGTCGATTATACTAATGTGATTGAGGAGCAGAACAATGTAAAGGCCGAACAAGAGTGGGCTTGTTCTGGCGGTAAGTGCGAAATTATTTAAGGAGTTTAAAATTGAATAATGTTTTAGTACAATTGTTAGAGGCAGACGCAACATTACCAACAAAGTCAAACACAACGGATGCCGGTTTTGATCTTTATTCAGTCGTAGAAACCGTCATACCACCAAAACAAAGAAAAACTGTCAAAACGGGGATAGCCCTACAAATGCCAGAACATATGGCTGGTTTAATATGGCCCAGATCCGGCCTATCTGTTAAACAAGGTATAGATGTTCTAGCGGGTGTAGTGGATAGTGGTTATAGAGGAGAGATAATGGTATGTCTTTACAATACTTCTGATAAGAATGTTGTAATTAATACCGGGGATAGAGTCGCTCAGATGATATTCCAAGAGGTTCCTCGCGTCACTATGGAGGTCCATGATACGTTAGGTTCCTCGCAACGAGGAGACAACGGCTTTGGCAGCACTGGAAAATAACAATTCGCGTTTGAGGAAAAAGAAGAAGGACAAAGAAAAGGAAAAAAATACACTAGTCGCAAAGACAGAAAATCAAAAAACATACATCAGATCTATTATAGAAAATGATGTTACTTTTTGTACCGGACCATCTGGTACCGGTAAATCTTTTATTGTGGCTGGTGTGGCTTCTGAACACTTATTAAGGGACAAAATAGAGACTATAATAGTCACTAGACCTTTAGTTTGTACAGGTAAAGATATAGGTTCTTTGCCTGGGGAATTAAATGAAAAGATTAAGCCTTATCTTCAACCTATGGAAGAAAATCTGAAATATTTCTTAGGTAGAGATCATTTTGGACTCTATTATAACACAAGAAGAATTAGATTCGAACCATTAGAAACCATGAGAGGTTCCACGTTTCATAATGCCTATATGATTTTAGATGAAGCCCAAAACTGCACTATAGAACAAATAAAAATGTTCATAACAAGAATGGGCGAAAATTCTAAGGTTATAATCAATGGAGATTCTAATCAAACCGATCTTTATAATAAGAGTGGTTTAGTTACCTGCATTGAGAAATTGAACGACCTACATGGTGTAGGAATATGTCGATTAGGCTATAATGACATACAGAGGAACGGAATACTCGGAGCGATTTTAAACGCACTAGAGGGTTGATATGCCGACATATGACTATTTATGTGAATCTTGTGGTCATGAGATAAAAGATATATATCAATCTTTTTCGGAAGATTCTCTTAAAAAGTGTCCTTCATGCGGTCAAGATTCGCTAAATAGACTAATTTATGGTGGTTTAGGAACATTTGTTAAAGATGTAAAAACTATTGGTCAATTAGCTGATAAAAATTGGCAAAATATGAGCCAATACAAAAAGTCAGAAATCGAACAGTCTAGGAAAGAACAATCTCAAGCAAATGAATCACCATTAAACCAGTTTGGTTCAGCCTCAAGGGGTCAAATAAATAAAATGACTTCTGAACAGAAAAAGAAATATATCATAACAGGTGAAACATGAAATTCATATCGTCGCATAATCCAGAAATCAAAGATGAAATTAAAGAACAATCTTATAACATGAGGGGTTTTACAATAAGTGGTGAAGATGAAAAGATTTTTTCTAAAACTCTAGGAAATAAATACCTCATCAGAACATTTAACAATGTGCCTTTAGATCCATTTGGGCCAGAAGCTGGGCGACAAATATGGGATCGCACACAATTAAAAACTGTGTCAAAAACAACCTTTGATAACTACAACGAGTATTTAAAAACAAGAAACAGATTATATTTAACAAGAGCTAATAGGAGTTATATCAATGGCTAGTAAGCGTGGACCTCTTAGCAAGGCTGAAACATTTTATATCACAGAACATGCTAAGATCAATAAGGATATTCAAGAGATAGCTTTAGATTTAGATAGGCCAATCAAGAGTATAGAGAAATGCTATACCAAGGCTCAAAAGGATAATGCTGCATCATTAACTGTTGGTGATCAATTTGCTAGACATAAAGGTTCTGTTGTTATGACAGAGAATGCGTCCTCAATGGCCGATTCTACTAAAACAAGATCTATTCCAACAAGAGTTAAAAATTGCGTGACGAGTGTTAAGAAATGATATTTTCTTATCAAGATTAGCTAAAAGAATATCGTAAAGATAAGTACAAGATCTGGGTAAAAATAACCCTATCTAATGATCAAGAAATATATTTTTGCGATTATAAACCAGATTGGTTCAAGGTCAAGGAATATTGCAAAAATCACACAATTGATGTAAAGACAGTGGGCCTACAATACCGATCCAACTATATGGGTATTGACACGACCGACTGTGATGGTGTATACTTGATCAAGTCGCTTGTATGTGTGA